GCGATTAATCGTTTCTTTATCGATTTTCTCTCTTGTGTATTCTTTATCGTTTTCAAGAATGTATTTAGCTGCTTTTTCCCTAGTGTCGCTATCGTACTTTTCGGAGTCGGTCGCAATTTTCTTGAAGGAGCTTTTGTTTCCTTCATATGTTTTCTCGATTTTTGAGAAGTCCATTAGTAAATCTTGCTTTGTATTTGCACCAGTGAAAAAGTCGTGTATCGATGCCAAATATACAAATGACCCCTTCAAATCCCTATAGACTACGTCCACAGGAAGCCCAAAGAACACACCTGCTGCGTTAGCGACCTTTTCAAGTTTTGTAACTAAACTATTTTTAGGATCTACGCATGCCTTGTATGCGTCGCTAATTTTTACAAATAGAGACATGTCTAGTCTTGATGGTGTATATCCTTGTAGTGCTGACTGAATATCTTTACCCACAGGTAGCATAGCTATAGGATTTAGCTCCCCAAATAGGTTTCCGTCTGTGCGGAATTTGTTTTCCCCTAGAAGCGCATCAAAGAATCGTTCAACAAAATTCTTGTCCTTTTTATCATCATCTGCTATGTGTCTTATCATAGCATCATAAACAGATTTCATAACCGCCATTGCTGCCGCCGACGATATGAACCAGCCGAACTGTTTTGCAACTAGCTTTCTAGCTTCTGCTACATTGCCCTCGTCATACATTTGCTTTGCAATTTGCGTATTGGTAATAAACAGCGACAAAGTTTTAGTTGGTTCGGACAAGAACGCTGTAAGCACTGATGAACCTACATCCTTTTGCCTCATTAGTTCGGATCTTGATAGTACAGAGTCAAATACCTGAGTTCTATACACAACTTCTCTGAATTGTTCATTTACTGCTTGCCAGTATCCCTCATCTCCTTCATGGATGTTCATTGTTTCTTCAACTTTAAGCTTACAAGCACCCCAGATTTTACCCCATGTCATGTTATCAAGGAATCCGTACATATCAAGTGTCACTTTCTCTAGTTTATTTTCCTTGTTAATCATAGCGTTTGTAAGACTTGGCCCTACATCTGTTGAATAATAGCCTAGGTCTTTCCACACAGCGACACCTGAGTGCTGCTGCATTTCTTTTACCGCATCACGTGAATACTTGCTTCTAGCTAAATATTTCGGATTTATCACAGCGGACGCTCTAACGATTGACATAGGCTGCTGCATAGCTACTCTGCCATTAGCAGCAATTGCAGCACGCTTTGCTGTTCCTATAATCTTGGTTGTGATAGGCATCTCGCTTTTTGCGATATTGCCGTTTACATCCTTTAAGAATTTCTCTATGTATTCGTTAGCCTCTCTACCATATGCGCGTTCGATTGCCTCTCTAACAGAACCTTTAATTACGCCATCTTCTCCGTATCCTCTATAGTTCCATACATTTTCTAGGTCTTGTAGCGGCATAGATAGTGCCTGGTACGCACTCATAGCGCTTATATGGTTTGATGCGACACTTAATACGTTATCTAATACAACCGCATTCTTTGCTGATGGTTTCGTCTTCTTTGCAAATCCAGGATTGATAATTTTAGTTACCGCTGCCTCTTCAACATTGGCATCTACAGTTTCTCTTGCAATCTTGATAGGGAAATACTTTTCTTCTGTAAACTTGTTGTATCCCCATACTTTCATGGATACTTCATTTCCCCAGTCAGATACCGTTGTATTAAGGTAATGCTGAATCATCTTTGCACACTTTATTTCTTCCGGAGATAAGCTCTTAACGATATTTATAATATCACTACGCGTTATCTTTTCCCTCTGCACAGAGCTTTTTCTAAGCACAGTATTTTTACCGAGTTTTTTCGGTTTAACTTCTGCGGTCTGAATACCACCAGTAAGAATGTGTTCTAGTGCCTGTTTTCTTTCACTAAGAAGGAGTAATGTCACCATCTGGCCATGAGTTAGGTTTAAGGTTTTCCCCGATTCTAGCTTAAATGATTCTACTTTTGAATCTTCCCAGATAGTATTAAATGTATCTTCGCCTACAGCCTCTTGAATTCTCTGAAATTCATTTTGAGCGCCTTTAACATTCATTGCGTGATCATCAAACCCGATTGTTATCTCTTTAAACAGCTTATTGAGCGTGCCACCCAGTACAGCAAATCTATCTGCCGGATTAATATTTCTCGAGAATATAAACTTGGATACAGCACTAGCTCCACCAGCATAGCGATTCTTTTCTGCTTTTTTGCTGAGTTCACTAATTACCGCATTTCCTGTTTCGCTGATTGTTTTGTACTGGTCATACTTAAGCATATCGTTATGCTTATTTATAATTCCGTCTAAACCTCTAATTACATCCCTAACGCTTTCGATTGTATCGGCGTCCATATCGACAAGCCTTGATTCTTTTAAAGCTTCAAGAACTGAATCGATTTGATTCATAAAATCTTCATCCTCAACAAAACTAAACGTACTGTCACCGTCGTTCTTTTCTTCAAGCACTTTGCGATATTCGTTTTTTAGCTCCATGAAGTTTTCGTAAGTCTTGTTGTATCCGTGCGTTTCATAGAACGCGTCGCCACGATCTGTAGAAAAATCCATCTCAGATAGAACCTTTGCGATAGATTTCCTAAACTCTTCCGGCATGAACTGCGTATTGGTAGGTTTTAACAGCTTGTTTGATAATTTGTTAGAGTACCACTTAATGCTATTAATCGCCTTGCTCTTTCTATTCAGTTCGCTGCGCTCTTTTCTTAAATCTCGCTTTAGCTCGTTTACTGACTCTCTTTCTTCTTTGATAGCGCTTTCGAGTTCTTCTATAGCCTTGTCTTTTTCTGCTATTTCCTCTTCATGTTTCTTTTCTGCTTTCTGCCTCTTTATAGTCTCCCTTTCTTTTATTTTGTTTCTTGCTTCCTTTACAGTAGCTTTAAGCTTCTCCTGCTGTTTATCTGCATAGGTCATTTCTGGCTTCATAGAAATTGCGCTATCTAGTATTAATTCCGTGATATCACTAGCAACGTTTTTATATTCACCATTAATTAGACCGTCTGTCTCTGCAGATGTTTCAACCATATCTACAGCGTTACACAGGTTCTTTACAGCCTCTTCTGCATCTGATGCATCTGATGCGAATAGTTCAGGGTATTTCTCACCTAGTTTATTTTGGAAGAAGTCATATACCAGTTCAGCAGGCATTGTATGCTCGCTATTGATATCTGTTGTAAATCTTAACGCATGGCCGTATCCAGCCTTTAACTCCTGGTAATTTAGTTTCTTTGCCAATTCTGGAGAAATATAAATTTTACCTACACTGAGTAGATCTATTACTTGCTTCTTTGTTTGAAGATTTTCCTTTATATTATTCTCGTTCGAGTTAAGGAGTGCATTTGATAACCTCGCAGCTGCAGAATATGCTGCACTAGCGTTCGGTGTTGCCTGGTGCACGGCCGACCAAACCTCTTCATAGATTCTCGTAGCATCTTCTGCCGGCAACTTTGAGCCTGTGTCATTAATCAGCTTGTTTATAAGCTTCTTTGACTTTGCTTGCTCTGGCTTATCCATAGCACTTCTTTTCATGCTAGCTTTTAGCTTACTAATTCTTGCCTCTTGCTTATCTGCATAAGTAACGATAGGCTTAATCTCGCCAAGGCTAGCTTCTAGATTGGCTTTAACATCCTTTATTAGCTCATCTTCGTATTCAGCAATTTCTTTTTCGGTGTACTGAGTTAGGTTTGCACCGCCATCAAAAAGATAAACTTTATTATCTTTTACCGATGCATACTCAGCAATTGTAGCTAGAGCTGTAACAAAGTCTGTAACATCGTCTAGACTTCGTCCGTCAACCTTGATAGTATCTCCGAACAGCTCGCTCATTTCAGACAGCATGTCATCAACAGGAACGGCATATTCCATTCTATCGATGTTCTTATTAAGTTTTATTTTGAAAGCACCATCGATATAATCTTTAAACTTTCCAAATGTGCCGTATCTATTCTTGATTTCTGTTTCTAAATCTTCATCGATAGAGATAGTCATATTTTTGAGATATCTCTGTATATCCCTTATTTCTGGAGATACGCGATTAGTCTCATAGGTATTTTTAACAATTTCTCTTGTTATTTCGTTTAATAACCTCTCTTTCGTTGCATCATCACCTGATTTAGCTGCTTTATAAAGATTGTGATAATCAATACGTAAATCTTCTGCTTTTACATCTGAACCGACCTCTGTTATTAGTTCTTTTAGGTAACTAACAACAGATGACCTTTTAGGTATGGTTCCCTTTGTTTTAGTCTGATTTAGAATCAGTGCATCGATTTTCTTGTTAAGCTGCCTGATAGTGTTAGAATCAGCTTGCTGATTGTTAGGGATATCGAAGATACTATTTTTTCTCTGGTATTTTTCCTTGACCTCTTCGTTGTTTTGTGATAGATTTACACTATCAATACCAACATGGGCGTTATTTTTACTATCTTCATTGATAGCTTGCCAATGTTGGTCTTTTTTTATTTTTTCGAATTTAATGTTGTAAATAAAATCCCCATCAGTTCGGTTTTGCACATTAATCAATAATTTATACGGCGTTTCTCCTATTACAATTTCTTTTTTGTAGTACTCCCATTTGATTACATTTTTATGTTCCTTCTTTTCATCTCCAGGTCTTATGTATTCCGAATTCTGTAACAGTTTCGATAAATCTCCTTCATAGAATAGATTCACCTTTTTATTAAATGCATTAATCGATTTTGTTTGTTTGTCACCGTAAAGATTCTTTCCTGCGAAATCCTCATGTGGCTTAGCTGTATACTTTCTACCTTTGCCGTTATCGAATTCAACATTTAATACTTCTCCGTTTTCAAACCTCTCCGTTAATTCTGTTCGCTTTTCTTTTTTTGTGAGTTTTTTCGTTTTGCTAGAAATTGAGAAAACATCTCTACCCTCTGAATCCTTACCCTTATACATGAATTTGATTTCATCATTATTATTAACAGCCTCTTCAAATTTATCTATTTCAGGATTCATTAAAGCATTAGTCCACATCTCTTGTGCTTTTTCCAGGATTCCGAGTTCTTCTAGCCACTTACCGCGGTATTCCCCTTTTAATGCATTTATAACGTTTTTGCTTAATGTGTTTAGCTTATCTACCGTAGACTTAATAGCCTTGAGGATTGTTTCTCCAAGGCTTCTATTTTTTTCTACAAGTGTTTTGACTGCTGCTTCTGCATCAGCATCGCCCTTCCAAAATACATCTGTAGCGTCCGCTAACAATTCGTCTTCTGCTTCGGCACGTGATATATCCTTGTAGTCATTCATGTATTTGTTGAGTTTGTTTTCATACTCAGCAAGATTTAAGTTATAGAATTCATCAAGCACATACTTTTTAAATGCTGCATACTGCCTAGGTGAATTAACCTGGATATGGTGTGTTACCTCATGTTTTAGAACATCAACGACGGGGCTATCTGACCTCATGGAAATATGAATAGTTCCGTTCTTGTAATAGCCGTTTACTTCGTTACCTTCTGAGTCTTTGATATTCTCTTCAAGAGATATTTCAACGCCAAAAGACTTAGCGAGTGTTCTGTATGCATTGATCATTGAACTACTCATGCTTACGTTCTCGCCAAGCGTTACTCTTCCGGCTTTAAATCCTATTGGTAGTTTCGACTTATTTGTAATGATGTTGTTATCTTCTCTCTCGGCTTTTCCTATTTCATATATCTTTTTACGGATATCTGCAGGTACTAGCTCACTTTGGAATATAGCCTTGTCAAGATTCTTGTAGTCTAATCCTCTTCTTCCAGAATCGTAGAAGTAATTAAATGCGTGTGCATAGTTTATAAACTCTTCGCCTTCCTTCACATTTTTTGCGCCTTCGTCGAACAGCTTTTCTATTTCTGGATTTGTTTTCATGCCAATAGATGCCAGCATTTCTTTTTTTGCTGCGTCCTTTGCTTTTGGCAATATTTCTTCAACGTTGCTCTCGTATCTCGCTTCCATGAAAGAGTTTAGCTCTTTCTTGAAGCTCTGCGTTTCTCTAGCACCGCCCATTATCATTCCATTGTTCATTCTAGGCAGCATTCCTACGTTTAAATCCTGCGTTGTTTCATTCTGAATTAGTTCAAGAGCTGGATTATTATCTACTGTGAATAGTACATTTTCTACATCTGCACTGCTGCCTGTTCCCTCTAATATCCTAGCTACTGGGAATGATAGTTCGTCCACAGTCTTTTTAGGTGTATCTGCTTCATATAGATACTTCCTTACTTCCTTTTCTCTGTTCGCAACTTTTTGAGTTAAAAGCACGGACGCTTTTTCTCTATCGTAATCAGTATTTAACCCTTTTTCCGATCTGATAATAAAACTACCTGATACATTCTCTGCGCCTCTTATGCGCGATTTCTTTGCTGCGCTTAAAAGCATCTGGTCATGCTCTGTCAATTCTCTTCCGGATTCAATTTTATGTTTTAAATCCAGAATAGCATTATTCAGCACTTTACCGCCCTTAAGTCTATTTTTATCAATTGACCTAGCGAAATTGTTTGCGCTGGACTTTTCGGACATAGCAAGACCTGCCTGCAGTATTTTTTCTTTATCTTCTGCAGACAGTTCAATATTCATATTTACTCCGCTAGGACCCCCAACAATACCGCCTATTGCTGTACCTACTATGCCCTGATAAACAGCATCCGCAAGGTAGCCTGTAGGATTCTCTGCTATTTTCTTAAACGCATCTGGGTCGTAAAATCTATCAGATATTGGCTGGAGAATTGCATTCATAAATTCTTCTACACCTTCGGTTGATGCAGCTAGACCAAGCTTAATTGCTTTGTATCTTATCTCGTCAGCAGCGGTTCCCTTCGCGAATCTAGCAGCCATTTTGTTAGCAAACTTTTCAGCACCATTATCTAATAGTCCTCTACCTGTAGAGTTTCTCATGATATTTGATGTACTCCACATTTTTTCAGTTCCAACATTGATTCCTGCGTTTGTTAATCCTGTGCCCCACTGAGCATAGATACCTGCGCCTGCGGCTCTCGCGTCTCCTGCCCCTTGTCCGAATGCGTTAACACCCATTACGGGTAATATTCCTACGCCTGTAAATTTGCCTACAGCTAAATCAGCAAGGAAGCCTAGCGTTCCTTGCGCAATATCTATAGCGAATTTCTGACCAGCGCTAGGCTTTTCAATTACGCCCTCTCTTGGTTCGTTACCGTTTTTATCTTTTAAATATAACTTCCTCTTGAACTTACCTGCTTTGGTGTCGTACTGCAGTTCTGTTTTATAAATACCTGCCTCTTTCGCCATGTAGTTAAGCGCTTCGGCTTTTTGTCTCGTTTTTTCTACGTATTTATAAAATCCACTAAATGCATCTCTAGCATCTTTTGATAGTTTGTCGGCGTCTAGCATTCCATTCTTGATATATCCTAGTTCGCTGTATCTCTGTAGATCCTGGTGCATACTCTTAGGATCGAGTGTAGGTGTTGAGGTAACAGTCCACGCTGCGTTAAGCAGGTCAGATTTTTTAGATTCAACTAAGCCTTTAAGGGCATACAGTGCACGTCTATCCGAATTATTATTTACACCTGCCATCTGTGTATTGTTGAATATATCGTTCGCACGCCTTACAGGGTCTTTGCTTACATAATGCTTATTATCTCCGTAGATAATTTTCTTTACTGCTTTTCTTGCAGCTGCTCTTGCCTCTGCAGGTGTATTTCTTCTAAACGCTATAGGAGCGTACCCCATCTTGGCAGCCTTTTTGTACGTTTGAGATTTAACCGACTTACCTTTTTTTGCTTTACCTGTTAAAATCCCTTTCGCTGCATTCTGGGCAATTTGAGCAGCAACACTAGGAACATATGATACAACCTGTGTTGATTGCTCTTGATAACTTCCACCTCTTCCTCTTCTTCCTTTTCGGCCGTGTCTACCGCCCCCAGAGCGCCGACCTGCTCTAGAGGCTGAGTCTTTTTTTAACTGATACTCTCTTTCCCAGTGTGAGTCGCTCACGCTGTCTCTTCCTTGCTGATAGTTGAAGTTTCTTTCCCAGTGACTATCTGATACATTGTCTCTTTGTTTTTGGTAATCAAAATTTTTATCCCAATGTGAATCAGCAACACTGTCTCGCAGCTTCTGGTAATCAAACGTTTTATCCCAGTGTGAATCAGCGACATTATCTCTTCCTTGCTGGTAATCGAAGTTTCTCTGATCAGTAAATCTACTATACGCCGAATCGTCTAGTGACTTCATGGTTCCAAGTAGATTTAAGCCATAGTTTCTATCTGCGTTAAATCTGTCATACGCTAAACGTTCAAGCTCAGGTATTTTATCTGTTAGAGCTTGATTATACTGATTCTGTGCCTGTGCTGCTGCGCTTACTGCGTAAGAGCTTGCTCTGCCACCTGTTAGCGCTGCCTGATTTGCAATTGTATTCTCATTAGCCCTATCTCCAAGCTTTGCATATTCTTTAGCAAGTGCCTGATATGATGCATCTGTCATAGGATCGTACTTGAAATTAGCTGTGTTATCCTGTGCTTTCTGAACAAGTGCCGCAATCTGTTCGCTGTACGCACTTTTGAATGGGTCTTTATTTGCCATGCCTTCCTCCTGGTTTTCTTTTTTATTACATATTACACTTTTGCTTACGCGTTTTCGCTCTCTTCATAATGCAGAAAACGCCACCAACTCAACAGTTGATGACGTTTCCAGTACATCCTACTACAGCATGGTAGTCGATTAACAAAATTACGATTCGTATATGAATAAATCGCTTTGAACTTGCCATGACCCTCGTCTAACTTCATACACATGCCCTGCTACTACAGGCACTGTTATCGTACCATAGTGTTGGTTGAACTCTATAGTGTGCATTCCGATATATGTATCAATATTTTTGTCTTTGATGAAAATATATGCCGAGTCAGCTTGTGCTCGTCCAGCGCATACAAGTGTTCCATTCTGTGGCGCAGTCCACGTACCGCCCAGTGTAACGCGTTCTTGGGTTTTTATTCTACCCCCCCCATGTACTATACCTATCATAACTTCCTCCTAGTAGTATAAAACATTTACTTCAAATTCTTGTTTCTGCAGTCCTGTTAATCTTCCATTTACTGCAATTTCAACACTTCTTCTTTCATCATCCCAAGAGTATCCGTAGAATACCGCAGTCCACACATCGTCTACTCCTGCTCTATGTTTTGGATGAACTTGTGCAAGTATCACTTTGCTATCCGAGGGTATTCCTAATTCTGATTGTGATACAGACCTCATTGCTACTCCGCCGTTTGTAGCCACAACCACATCTTTTGTTGCGGTTTTTATTTCTTTTGTTGCTCCATGTACTGAACCTATGCTCATCAATTACCTCCTGCAGCGTTCTGAGCCTCTAGGCTCATAGATTTTGTAAACTTACAATTAATTCTGATGTCTTCTTTAAGTTCTCTCGTTAGGTATACCTTAAGGTAGATATCATTAGCTGATTGCTCATATAGTCCCGACTCTGTATTTGTCTCTAGTGCACATATAGGGTATAGCTCTGAACAAATCTTTTCAGGATACAGCTCTGGTAGCCATCTCTCATCTACTTGCTCTCCCACCATATCTCTAGGTAGTGCTAGTTCAAATATATATCTTGCGCCGGGAAATCTAGTTGAATCCATTAGCACGGAGTTCTTTGCAATTTCTATATTGGTAATCACTACTCCGTTTCTATGTCCCCTAACAGGTCCTCTGAATACTGTTTCTCTTTTAAATTCTGCACCTTTTGTAACAACCAGGTCTAAATCGCACTCAAACGCATCTCTTTCGGATGGTTTGCCGAGCGCGAATCCTCTTCCGGTTGCTCTAAAGTCAAATAACTTGAAAGCAGATTGAAAAAACATGTGGCTCACTCCGTCACCACCTAGTCCATCTGATGCATACAGTGCGAAGCTGTGTGTGTACGATTTATTAACTGCCACAGTTACATCATATGTTGATGTAACCCACCCAGATGCATCAGTATCTGTTTTAACTAGTTTCGTGATGATGTTAATAGGTTTGTAAGCTGATTCATTCGACCTTTTGATTTTTCCACTTAAAGTTACTTTATCTACTTTCTTCGCCGCACCACTCACATTTATAGGAAACCACCCTACTTGAACCTGTGCAGTTCGATAGCTTCCGCCTTTTTTCGCCGTTCCATCTGCATTTGACTCGTAAGGATTTTTGACTACCGTGATTCTTGGTTCGCCATAAAGCGCCACTTTTGTAATGCATTTACCACTTTCATTTAATGCATTCTTTTCGTTTGCAGCGCTGATGTATGCTATTAGCGGTTCGTATTCATGATATGCTGGCGAAAAATAGTGGGTAGGCACTAGCACATCCGGGAGTTCAAATCTATAATTTAATTCGTCTCCGCTTTCAGTTATAGTGTATGAATTTGGACTCTTTAATTCATTCACGTTTACTTTTTGGTTTTCACAAATAGTAACTGTTTTTAGCCTTACCTCTTCATCGTAGGTCGACGCATACAAATAGTAAGGCTTCATTTTATCTGTAAGTGTGCCGCGAACCACTGGTGTTACCGTTGAGTATCCCGGTATAATGCATCCGTATCCCTCTTCAAGGGAGCTGTATTTTTTATCTACCGGGATGAATTCATATATGCATGTATTTGCCATTAATCTTCTACCTTTCCAAATGATAAACTGCCTGTTTCGGTATCAGGCATGAACGCAAATTTGCCAAGCTTTATACTGCTGAGGACCTCCGCATTTTGTATATATAGCTTGTTATCGCTCATATACGCAACTTCTATCCCTTCTTGCATGAACATCAGTTTGTCGTTATCTAGATTCATGGATATTCTGTTACCGCTTTTGCCTATAGATATTCCGTTCTTGTCTAGCCTTATAGTACTTATAATCTCGCTATACTTTTTATCCGAATCAAACTTTAGATCATTTATGTTTTTGAGAGCTTCGCTAAACTTAACATTTACAGCATTATCCGTTTGTGTTATTTGCGATTCAATATTAGCAATCTTGTCGTCCATATCGGCTGATGAGTAATATTCTGTCTTAATTTTGCTAGATATGCTGTCCGCTACATCTGTGATTTCTTTTTTCGTCTGTCTGCTTAAGTCTTCAAGTTGCTTTAATGTCTTTTGATGATTTTCTAAAGTCTTGATAAATGCATTTTTGGCGGCAGCATATGAGCTTGATACCTGAACATCTGAATAGTAAAAGCTTTCATCCGAGAAGACACTCTGGTCTACATAGTATAGATTGTTTGGGCTCCCTTCTATGTAGCTAGGTTCTGTTATAGTCCACGGTCTAGGAGGAACTTTAAGCGCAGGTTTTTCTGGGGTCTCTACTGCTAAATAATACCACCTAGTATACGAACTTACGCTTACGCCATTATCGCCTTTGACTTTCGTCCACTTATACGTTTTAGGATCTGTGCTAGCTACATCTTTAAAATCTGTGTAGATTCCTATATATGTTCTTCCGGCGCTATCCGTGGTGCTGAACCCCACTGCGCCATCTCCACTATTTGCATAAGCAATATGAACTCTGGGCGCTTCTTTGTTTACTTTGTTTTCAGATATTTCTTTTTTCTTGTTAGGCTCTTTTGATACGTTCATGATTTCCATGAGCACTTCATCTGCGAGCTTTCGCAAGTTTTCATCTATTGTCCTGAGTGCAAGGCTTTCATCCGACATATCTGTTCTATTTGGTACAGTTATCATGGTCTGTCACTCCTACCTCTATAGTATCTTGTAAGCGATTCAATATCTGTTCTTCCTACGCCCTCAATTTTTATAGAGAACTTTGCTTGCCTGTTGGGGATAATTGGTACGCTAAGTGTTTTCCCTCGCTCCGTTTCGCACTCATATATTGGTTCCCATTCACCATTACTACTTTGAGTGCTTATCCTTAGCTGTGCTCCCGGCTGCATATCTAGTCTCATATTTATTTTCTTATAAGACTTCATATTCTCTACGAATTCATCGAATGGTCCGAACACAGCAAACCACTTAATATCATCTTCCGGACGCTTTCCTGTAGTGGTCCAGATGTTGCCGTCTGCTATATATATAAGCTCATTATTCACATTGGCAAAGGCTGTTACTTTTGTTTCATCTTCCTTGTGCCATAGTCTGCGAAGTATATCGTAAGTGAAGATATTGTACTTATTCTCGCTTTCATTTAGCATCGAAATGTAATATTTCTTTCCGTTGCTTCCGCCGACAGCTGATTTAAACTGATAATCTCCGAACGCTTCGGATATCATTACCGGATAAGTGCCGCCATCATAAGCCATTACGCCCGTTAACGAGTGATAGTACAATACTCCATTCACGATTACTGCCGATTTATCAGAGCCTTTTCTTATTCCGAAACATTCAGTGCTGTATAGCTGATATTGACT